AAGTTGCTGAACAAACAATAAAAGAAGTAAAAGAAGAAACACCAGCAGATACCGGTCAATTAAGAATGGGTTGGCATAGGGAAAATGGTGGAAGTTTCAAACAGATGGTTTATAACAATGTGGAGTATGTAAACCATGTTGAATATGGACATAGAGCAGTATATTTTGGTAAAGATACAGGTAAAGTAGTGCCTGGCGTATTTATGTTGAAAAAAACTATAGAAAACTTAGAGCCTGTATTTAAAGATAACATAGGTTCGACAATAAGAGCGGAGTTTGAATAATGGAATTTATGGATTTTATAAAAGCCCTGAGCAAAAAAATATACGATTTTACAGGTAAAGAAGTTGGAATTGATAATATAAATGCCTTGACTAGACCGTGCTATTATATTCAAGTGATTGACTACAAAAATGAGTTTTTTGCAAATTATAAAAAACGGATATTTATTAGTGTAGATATTATGTATATTCCTGAAAATGACGAAAATAATACAATGGAAGTTTATAAGGTACTTGATGAATTGGATAATATGTTTGAAACTAAAGGCAATAAGATTTTAAAAGTTAAAGATAGATGTCTAACTTTAAAAAATGAGCATACAAAAATGGTAGATGGTTTAGGTCATTATATTTTCGATTTAGATTTATTTGATGTGTACGGGACTGATTTAAGAACTTTTGACAATAGTATTGAAACGATAAAAGAAATATTGAATGATGACACTGAATTAACGGAATATGAATTGCTAAAAAAATTAGATTTATTTGATGAAAAAGGTAATAGAGTATCATTATTTGATGAGAATAATGATTTGATCAGTGATGAGGTGTTTAAAAAATTATCATTATTTGATAAAAACGGAGTTCCATTTAATTACAAGATAATGAGAAATTTAAAAATGAAATTAAAGAAATAGGAGAGTGATAAAATGGCAATAGTCGGACAAATTAATGCGAGTCCAAGCATTAGCATTGCATTTAAAACATTAGCAACGACAGCTATTCAAAGAAGTGAAAGAGGTACTGTTTGTTTGATTTTACAAGATACAAAAGCTACTGAAAAATGGTACACTTTTAAAACCATAGCCGATGTTGAAACTGAAAAATGGGATAAAGATAATATTAAATATATTAATTTAGCTATGCATTATGGAGCATTTAAGATATTAATCAGAGTTATACAAAGTGGAGAAGATACAAGCAAAGTATTAAAGGATTTAGAAATGCGAAAGTTTAACTGGTTAGCTTATCCAAAAGCATTAGAAACAGAAGACCAAACGGTTGTAAATTGGGTAAAACAACAATTTGGGAATACTGGTCCAATTGGTAAAACTATAAAATATGTATCAAGCTATGCTAATAAAACAGACCATGTAGCTATTGTAGAACTTGCAAATGGTGGAACATATAAATCTATTTATGGAGATTTTACAGCACAGGAATACACAGCAGCTATTGCAGGGCTTATTGCAGGTATGCCATTAAACCGTAGTGCTGATAATCACATCATGAATGATTTGAAAGAAGTTGAAGATTATGAACCTAGAATTGGTAAATTCAGTTTATATATGGATGAAGATACAGTTAGGGTAAATTATGGTGTTAATTCTAAAACTACATTTGATAGTACTTGGAAAAAAGATACAAGAAAAATTAAAGTCGTTGAGGGTATGTGCTTTATTGTGGATGATATAAGGGACACATTCAAAAAATATTGGATTGGAAATTATATCAGTGATTATGATAATAAAATGAATTTTTGTTCAAATATAACAAAAGTATATTTTAAAGAAATGTCGCCAAATGTATTAAATGGAGATTATGACAATAAAGTAGAAATTGATATTGAAGCACAGAAAAGGGCAATCGTTATAGATGGGTTGGAAACAGACGGTATGACGGATTTAGAAATTTTACAGTACCCTACTGGTGATGAGGTTTATTTAACTGGAGATGTAAGATTTGTAGACACTATGGCTTCACTTAGCTTAACAATGACAATGTAATGAAAAGGAGTTGATAAAATGTCGGAAAATATAAGAGGAAACAGAACAATAACAGGAGCTTATGGGGAGTTGTGGCTTGATAATGAAAAAGTAGCGGAGTTAAAATCCGTAGAGGCTAAAATTACAGCGGAAAGAAAAGAAGTACAACTGGGGATTTCTGTTGATAGTAAAATAACAGGATTGAAAGGTGAAGGAACAATTACGGTATTTAAAGTTTATACTCGTGGAAAAAGAATACTTGAAAATTGGATAAAAGGAAAAGATGTAAGAAGTAGAATAGTCACATCTATTAAAGATCCAGATAGCTTGAAAGGGCAAGAAGAGAGAGTGTCGATTGACAATGTTTGGTTTGATTCAATTGAATTGGCAAAATTCACAAGAGGAGAAATTGTGGAAGAAGAGATACCTTTTGGATTTACTCCTAGTGATGTTAAATATGAAAATGTAATAAAATAAGAAAAGGTAGGTATGGAATGAAAAATATAACAGTAGAAATGTTGCTGGAAAATAGCAAAAAAATAGAAAAAAAAGACACAATAAAGGTTAAAGTTGAAGAATTAAGTGGAGCTGTTTTAGAATTAGAAGTATTGAACAGAATGGAAATACTGGATATTTTATCTAGTAATAGTACAGACAAAGACAGTGAATTAATCTATACTGCAGGGAAAATATTTAAAGATGAAAAATTGATTACTGAATTGGGTTGCCAAATGAATCCAATTGAAGTTGTGCCAAAAGTATTGAGTCAATCTACTATAGTAAATATTTCGGAATTACTTATGAAGAAAGCTGGATGGAATGAAAAATTTACTGTTGAAGAGGTGATTGAAGAAATAAAAAACTAATCAAGGGCGACTGGAAAGCAAAAACAGTCGCTCATTATTTAAATTGTGGACATAGTTTACAAAGTCTAAGGGAATTAAGTAATTCAGAGTTGTTATTTATGTTTTTTATGATTGGAGGTGGATTAGAAAATGAGTGAATATAAATTGAGTGCATTGCTTGAATTGAAAGATAAATTTACTAATGTAGCACAAAAGGCTGGAAGTTCATTGGGAACATTGAAAGATAAAGTTGGTGGTGTGACTAATAAAATAAAAAATTCTTTTAGTGGAGTTCAAGGAGCATTAGCGACTGTCGGAATAGGTATCGGAGCAGGTGCAGCAGTTAGTGTATTAAAATCTTCTGTTGAAGCTTATGCGAATTTGGAAGACCAAGTTAGAAGAAATAAGGCTATAATGGGGGCTACAGTACAACAAGAAAAGCAACTTATGCAACAAACAAGAGATTTGGGTAGATCAACTAAATTTACAGCTCAAGAAGTAGCAGAAGCACAAATGTATCAAGCTATGGCTGGTATGAAAACAAATGAAGTGCTAGAAATGACACCAAAACTTTTGAAAATGTCAATTGCGGCTGGAAGTGATTTCGCTCAAACTTCCGATATAGTCACAGATAACTTGACAGCTTTTGGTATGTCGTTAAAAGATTCTGATAGACTTATGGATGTAATGGTTGCAACAAGTAATAATGCAAATACCAATGTACAAATGTTAGGAGAGGCTTATAAATATGTTGCAGCAACTTCAAGAAATTTTGAGAGCTTTGAAGATGTAAATATCCTATTAGGAGTGCTTGCAGATAATGGAATTAAGTCGGGTCAAGCTGGGCGTAATTTAGCAGGGATTTATAGAAGATTAGCTAATCCATCGAAACAAGTGGGAAATGCTTTAAAAGACTTAAATATTCAACTTTATGATCAGCAAGGACATTTTAGAGGATTAAAAGCATTATCTGATGATTTAAAAATTGCTACTGCTGGTCTTACTGAGGAAGAAAGAAATAGATATTTGACAATAATTGCTGGTGGAGAAGGTATGAAAATACTAGCATCCATTATGGGGACAACAGAAGAAAACTATAACAAAGTTGCCAATGCTGTAAGAAATTCTAGCGGTGCAACAGATAAATTTGCTAATGATATGAGTAATACAACAGCTAATAAAATAGCACAATTTAAATCAGCAATAGATGATTTGAAAATATCGTTAGGAGAAGCATTCGCCCCAATAGCGACTAGGTGGATGGAAGACTTTATGAAAAAAGTTGAAGAATGGCAAAAAAGTGGAGCATTAGAGCCTGATAAGTTAAAAGGGCAAGCAGAACAATTAACAAAAGTCGCAGAAATAGGAATGCGAGGAATTATAGGAGCTAAAGGTGCAGTTTGGGGAGCTCAATTAGGATCAGCAATTGCACCTGGAGTAGGAACGGCAGTAGGTGCTGCAATCGGTGGAGCTATTGGATATTATTCACCAGACATAATAAAAAAACTACTAGAACCTAAAGACCCAAAAAAAGAAAAAGAAAAACAAGAAGCTATAGGTAGAGCTTTTACTCCTGGAGCAAGTCAATCTGGTTATAATTCTGGCGATGGACAATTTCATTATATGGGGTATTCTGGTGTTAAAGTGCCTTCAATGGCAGAAGCACAAAAAGAAGAATCAGCAAGAATTGCAAGGCAAAAAGAATATGACAGAAG